TGAACTCTCCTTCAGCGTGCATAAGCTCGATGCTTTCCTTGTACGCTTTAGCTACCTTGTCATGTAATTTACTTCCCTCTTCGTGACTTAGCATAATATGTATTGTATAGCAGTGTTGTTATCTTTGTAAACAAAAAGAGGCGGCTCCGAAGAACCGCCCCTTGATGATATGAGAGCAATAAAGCTTAGCTTAAAGCAGATTCAAACTCAGCAACGGTTCCTAATTCAGTTCCGTTGTGGTAGAGGTCTGCATCAAACTTAGCAGCAGCAGCTGAACCGTCAGTCGAAGAGATGTCAGTAGCAGCAGCAGTTGCGGAAGTGGTGAGAACTTTGAACTTGTCGTCTCCTTCGTCCCAGATCAGAGCCACATTGTCTTCGGAAGAACCACGCTCAACGATGAAACCACCGTCATTCGAAGCATTCGTTCCGGAAGCAGCACCTTTAGAAAGGTTCATGATGCTGTCGGATACATCGATGTTAGTAGTAGCAACCGAAGTGGTTGTACCATTAACAGTCAAGTTACCGCTGAATGTAGCATTAGCAGCAGAGATGTTACCGGAGAAGGAAGCGGAGTTACCGTCAGTAGCAAGCGATCCTGTAGCAGTTTGCAACGCAGAGATGTCTGTGTCGTTGCTGGATACATTGCTTTGAAGGGTGGAGATGTCCGAATCATTAGAAGAGACATTGCTTTGCAGTGTGCTAACATCAGATTGAAGTGAAGAAATATCACTGTCATTTGAGCTAACATTGCTTTGCAAGGTAGCGATGTCGGAGTCGTTGGAGCTAACATTAGACTGAAGAGTCGAGATAGCAGAAGCATTGGAGCTAACGCTGGACTGAAGGCTGGAGATGTCGGTATCGTTAGAAGCAACAGCGTCAGCAACAGTTTTAAGTTGTGTATCAAGAGCTTCGTCAGCAGCTTTAAGGCTGGCTACAGAACCGAGATAGTTGGTCGAACCGTTAGCGGAATAAGAACCGTCAGTACCAAGACCAGCACCACTTTGAGTAGCGTCAAGTTCTGTTTGAAGACCGGAAGCTGTAGAAGATACGCTATCAACATAAGCTTTGGTAGCAGCGTGAAGGGAGGCAGTAGGAGCACCTGAGAGCGTCAAAGCTCCGGTCATTGTTCCTCCTGCGAGGGCAAGCTTCTTATCAAGCTCTACTTTGGTTTTTTGACCCAATTGGGTAAGCAAACTAGACATAATATATAATCCTTTGTTGTGGGTTAGTTGTGTTTAAGAAAAGTATAAGGAGAGCTAATATGTGTCAAACAGCTTCGTCAGCAACCAATACATCTCCAGCTTCCGTAGTTAAAGTGTCGCTATTTTCCGCAAGTAGATGAACAGCAGTACTTACTGTACTTCCGAGAGCTATAACTTTCCAATCAGAACCATCATCAATAGCTAGGCAAGGACTACCACTGTTACCATTTGATACATAGATTATTCTACCAGAGGTTCCTATAGTAGGTAAATTATCTCCATCATACGATCCGATTTGTATAGATTGAGAAACAGAAAGCGTACCACTAATCAACCCTCCAGATGTATTCAGCTTGTTATCAAGCTTGGCTTTAACCTTCTGTCCTAATTGTGTAAGTAAGCTACTCATATCGAGGCGATGTTATATTAGGGTGTAGTTAAGCCGTCAAGGAAATCCTGGTAATCACCCACTTCTTCTTCACGAGCGTCAAGGAAGTAAGGTAGATCGTTCCAAGCAGTCGTCCCGTCACCTATCTTAATTCTGTTGCGTACTGAATCTGTTTCGATGCCTACTTCCCCAGCTAAAAGCACAGGGTTAGCAGATGCCCAGTTAGTAGCAGTATCGTTTCTAAGTTGTATTCTTTTACTAAAAGTAGCCATTTGTTACGCTCCTCCTCCATTGTAAACATCTAAATTATCACTAGCTGTAGCATTACCTGCGTCGATCTGAGGGTCACTTAGTGCAGCGTTACCACCACTCACACCGATGATGTCAGGGTCTGATGTAATAGAATCTGTAAGAACTTTTGCTGCTTCTGTAGCTTCTAACGCTTCAGTAACACTAGCACCTGCTACAGCAGAAAGCGTCCGGCTTTGAAAAGTAAGCGGATGTATACGGGGTGGTTTAGGTCGTCTTAGCATTTCCAACGACGCAACGCTAAAGCTTTTCTTGTTGGTCTACCTTTGGAATCTTTCATCGGTCCTTCGACCCCTTCCATCCTTGCACAGAAACTACGCTTTCTAGCACCACCACCAGGCTGAGGTCTTTTAAGGTTGGAGCCAGTTAGCTCATTTATTCTTTTCCTACCTGACTCACTAAGACCACCTTTAGGCGACTTATCAGAAGCTCTCAAAGATACTGTCCTTCGTCTAGCCATTACTTCTTTTTCTTGATAGCCAGCTTCTTACGCTTAACAGCCATCAGGTCTGCTTTTGTTATGTGACCTCTAGGTTCAGCCATAGCTGCCAACCTCTGTTGTTTTTTAGACTTGTACGGCATCTTACTTAGGGAATCCTTTTTCCATGTTAGAGTAAGCTTGAGGACTAATAGTAGACTTCTTCTTACTACGGCTGATGCCTAGTTTCTTTCGTCTGTTTATGTTTGCGTACAATCCTCTTTTCATCTCTTTACTAATACCTCCATCATACGATCTAGTTTGTTGTGGACTTCCTTTATAGCGTCCTCTACCTTGGCTATCCGTTCTTCAACAGCTCTATCTCTTTCCCGTTGAGCAGCTAACTCCACCTCTATCTTAGTCATCCGTTTATCACCTAGGTCTAATCGTTCGATCATGCGTTTAATAATCCACCCGATAACTCCAAGAGCAATAGCTAGAGCGGTATTTAATAGACCAGATAGAGATTCAATCATCTTGTATTTATCCGACTAAAACTACTCTAATGTGAGAAAAGAAATTAGTACCTGTACCCCAATTCTTTGAACTAAACGCACCTGTGTTAGCAACCGTATATGCATTTGGAGCTAACTGTACTGTTATATTTGTAGGAGTTATCGATTTGACTTGTGCACCTCTTGAAAAACTAGACGACTCCACCCAATGTAAATAGTTTTGTTGTTCCATATTTGTACCGCTTGAATCTTCAGCTGCATACACAGAAAACACAGAACCTACCGCAGCACTACCTAGATCGTGATCGAAAACCAAAGTAGCTCCGTTATCTACGCTTTCTGGGGTCGTTTGGTCGTCTTGGTTTACCCATCCGCTATCCCACTTAGATAAAGCAGTACCGTTACTAGCAGCTGTGATGCGTCCTTGATCGTCTACCGTCAAGTTCGTGTTGGTGTAACTACCAGCTGTTACTGCTGTGTTAGCTAGGCTAATCGTACCACTCGTTGTAATAGGACCACCTGTCAGTCCTGTACCACTGTCTACAGAAGTTACTGCTGGTAATTTCGTACCGTTTACCTTGTATTCACCTGTAATGTTAACATCACCTGTTATATCCAGCGGGTACTGAGGATTAGTATTAAGAATACCTACATTACCATCAGTGTCGATCCGCATTTTTTCATTAGAAGAGTTGTTGGACAATGTATAAAATGCTAATTCTCCGTTGTATGGGTTATTCCCACCAGTAAAAGTATCCAATCCTACAATTTTAGCAACCGGGTTAGCTAGTTCTCCGGAATTACCACCACTATGAAATGATACATCGCCAGCTTCTGACGTACCCTTAAAACTGGCTCTAGTTAATTTAACGGAACTCCCGCTTGTTTTAGATATTTCCAACTCAGAACTAGGACTCGCAGTACCAATACCAACCTTTCCATCTGACTGTACATTAAAGTTTGTGTCTGTGGTACTAATCTTAGCAGCAGTAATAGCTCCATCCGCTAACTTAGGAGTTGTAACTGATCCATCTTCTAATTGCGAACCGCTTATGGAACCTGTTGTTAAAGCTACACCAAATCCTCTTTCAATAACTACAATGTTTTCAGAACCGTTAAGAGTAGGAATAATCGTGAGGGTGTCAGTATCAGGGTCTACTGTATAATCAGTGGTAGGTTCTTTAACTGATCCATCGATACTTACATCGTATGCTGTATCCCCATCTATCTCTGCTCCCGTAACACTGTATGTAGTATTAGCACCAGATGAAGCTGTAAATACCCATTTAGTAGGAGGAAAGCTTGCACCTGTGGATGCTTGGTTTACTTTGCTATCTACATAAGTCTTAGTAGTTGCATCTGTTGTATCCGTAGGAGTACCTAATCCAGTAACTTTATTATCGCCCATCGCCAGAACACCAGACATTGTATCTCCAGCTTTGTTTACTTTCAGTGCATCTCCAGCAATCCTAGCAGATTCTTCAGTGTCTATTTCTGTATCTACATAGTTCTTAGTAGCTGCGTCTTGTGCGTCTACTGGATCAACAATGTTCTTTATCTTCTTAGTCTTAGCATCCCAATCCGTACCGCCCTGTTGTTGTTGCAACGACGCATCATTCAGTTCAGCGATCTCTTCAGCAAGATAACGGTTGTGTAAGTACGCTCTATCTAGCTCACTCTCAGTAAGTACTGAACCATTCTCAAAGTCTACAAGGTTCGTGTCCGGTTGACTCTTTCTTCTTACTCTGACGATCTGACCAGCTGTAGCACCTACATTCAGTACTACTTTAGTGGCTGGAGAAGTAACAATAGTAAAAGCAGTTGTTGGCGTACCATCTATTTCGACTGTAACATGTTCGTCTTCTAGGTAAGGAAAGTTAAAAGCAAAGTCAGTCTGAGCTGCTGTTGCTGTGTAGTCTACATAGGTGTTTGCCATGATAATATATTATTAACTATTGAGTTAGGAGTTCAAGCACTTAGTCAAGAGCGGGTAACATTAGTTCCTTCATACCTTTAGTGCGTTCAGTTCTTTTTCTGCGTCTTTCTTTAACGCCTTCTATTCTTACAAAGTTCTTCCAAGATACACCGTCTTCATCTACATAGTTATTATATCGACGATCTTCTTTCATCTGATTCCAGAAGTGCGACCTGTATTCATCTATGTATCCACTTATCAAATCAATCTTACTAACTTCACCTTCTAATACCTCCCCGGCAGTTATAGCATCCCTATATTCTTTAGTTCTTATTAATTTCCTTATAGCACCTCTAAGCGTCGTATTGTAGACCTTACCATCAATTTCCACTTCCTTCTTCTTACTGCTTATTAAATCAGCGTAGGCTTGAAATAACGGATATTGATTAGATTTATTCCTAAACTTTCTAAGGTCTATATCGCCTCTCAAACCTCTTTTTCTATAAAAGTCTTGTTTACCTACAGGCTCTCTGAAGTTAGTAATTTCACTCATAACGGAGTCATCTTTTACATCAGTAACATGAATAGGATTAACCATACCCCACAAACCTTCCTGACCATATATACGACTAACCTTCTCTCCGAATAAATTCCTTTCGATCCTTTGGTTTGTCCTACCTGATCTTAACCTAACCTTCTCTTGGAAACCTATAGCGTATTCTGCATATTCTTGATTTATTTTATTAAATTCAGAAATAGGTCTAGGTAGTAATGTACCCACTTGACTCGCTGCAAAGGATTCCCATTTACCCTCTGGAGTGTTGGGATTAAATAAATCCATAAAATCACTAAGACCCCTCAAAAAGTATTTGTTTTTAAAATTATAAATCAAAGAGGTTAACATTACATTAAACATGTTTACATCATCGTCTGTAGGGTCTTCTTGTGAAAATTCTAAATGATGAATCATATCAACATAAGACGATAGGATTGTAGATAGTGGCTCTAACCTGCTGTAATCTATAGCTTTTAACTCACCGTCCCACTCGACATATATATGGTTAGGTTTCCACGCAGCCTCCCCTTTAATCAATCTATCCCTTTGTTCTCTACTTAAATGAGCACCTGACCCAGTTATCCTACCAGCAGCTAACCAATGAGTAATTCCTACTAATAAAGTAGTTCCAAGAAAGAAATCAGTTAAAGCTTCTGATTTTATTTCAGCTTGTTTTAGAATTAAATCTTCTTTTGTTTTTACTAAGTCAGCTCTTTGTCTAAAGAAATCATCCTTAGCATCTTTTGTTATAGGTTTAAGAGTTAAGGCGTTATCTATATCTTTTATAGATTTTTCTAATCTTCTAATAGCTCGTTGAGTATTTGTACCTATTGTATTTTTAGTAACACCACCTAAAGCCATCAATCCTAAATGAGTGCCTCTAGTGATGGGAAATTTATCTACAGACCATTGAGCAACTGCTGTTGGTGTCTTTATAAACATAGATAACCACCTAGCTGCTATTTTAGATGGGTTCATATATGGGTCATCAAATCTTGAAAGAAAGTCAGGACCCCCTCTACCGCCACCTCTCGACCAATCAGCAAATCCTTTAGCGAACTGAGATACATATTTATCAGCATATTCTTGTTGGAATGTAATCATCCTAGATAGCTGTTCGATGTCCTGCTGTCCTTCTAATTGAGCAGCCCTGATAAGACCGTCGTCTGTTCTAACAACAGCTTTATCTAAACCATCTTTGACAAATTCTTGTAACTGTCTTCCTGATAAACCATTCTCGATTCCTTGCTTCGTAAAGAAAGCATCTTGATTACGCATATAACCCAAGAATATCATAGCTTGATCCGGTATCTGCATGGCTCTAAACGATAAATCAAAAAGGGGTCGGGTTAGTTTACTTAAACGAGTAGAAGCTTCCCCTAACGCCACATCTTCTAGGAATCTTCTAAATAATGTAGCATTCTCAGGGTTATCTACACCGTAAGCTTTTACCATTTTCTCAAGTTCTTTTTTGTTTTTAAAGTTTATAGTGTAAGGCTTTTCTTTAGCTTTTACCGAGTCCAACACGCTAGTTAAATCTTCTTCATGCCTTCTCATTATTTGAGGCATAAAAGAACCCTCTTCTCCGTATTTAAGTGTGTTCTTAGCCACCCTCAATGCGTCTACAAAAGATGAGAAGTATGATTTTACGGCAGCTATTTCAGCAATAGCTAACTTATGTGCTTTTACTTCTCTATTTAATCTATTTATCTTTTGTAAGTTTTTTGTTTTTAATAAAGTTTTTAAAGCTGTTTCAAGTGGTTGTAATGTTAAATTAATAATACCAGAAGGTAGACCTACAAGAAAAGTTCTGAAGCCCATTAACAAACCCGTATTCATTCTATAGGTTTCTAAAGCCCTGAGCGATAACTCTATGTTATTAATACCTTCAGTGCCGTGTCTACCCATCGCCTGGAATGCCTTAAGAAATTCTTTATTAAATTCATTCTTAGCTGCGATCTCTTCGTTTTTTAGTATATCTGTTAATACTTTCCTAGACTGCCTGACTTCTGTCTTTAATTGCTTAATACCTTCGGGGTCAACTTGTGCTTTTCTGGCGTTAACTTTTAAATACTCCTTTATCTCAGCTATACTTTTATCAGCCATTTCATCCAACTCTCTTATTTGAGATTTCAATGAATACTGCTTGTACAGTTCTTTAGATTTAAAGTTTCCTAGTATACTATCCCGCACAGAAGCTACAGTGTTAGATAGTTCTACTCGTATCGTATTTAATAAAATATCTTTCTCCGATTGACTCAGTTCTTTCATTTTACCAGATAGATCGGACATAACATCATCAACTAACTGCCTCTCGGTTCCTGAATTAACAGCAGCTCTTATCTTATTTCCTATGTTATCAACTTCTTCTCTTAATATTTTCTCTACTATCTTACCCCTATTAGGCAAGCTATCTATAAATCTTTGACTGTTAACACCTTCTTTTAAATCTTCTAGTATCCGTAAAGACCTGTTTACTTCGTCGGCTGGTATGTCTTTAGCTTTAGTTATATCCGATATGATTTGATCTATGGATTCTCTGTATTTACCCGGGTTCTTAACTATATCTTGAACATCAGCTAAAGCTGTCTTTACTTTCTTGGCTACCTTTTTATTACCCTTCAGTGCACCATTTAATGTAGTCGTGACTCTGTTAGAAAATAACTCCAACGCTGCTTTATTAGTTGGTTCTTTAGTCCTAAGTTCTTTAATTACTTGTTTACTTATTCTTTGCTTATAGTTACCCCAGATAGTGTTTAAGCTACTCTCGGCTGTAAGGTTAAATTGTTTGTCTAACGCAGCAGCTAAGTTCCCTGTTTCGGCTACTTCATCCAACAAAGATAATTCAGTTCTTAATGTTTTAACAATATCTTGTCCGTAGTTAGTACCCGTCTTTACGCTTTTAATTAGATTTAATAAAGTATCTATATTATCTAACTGTTTTCGTACCCCTGGTTTATATTCAAAAGGTTTAGTTAAATCCACTACCTCTTTCTTTCTGAAACCAGCGAGTAATCTTCCTGCGAAATTTCCTACCTTAGCTCTTATATCTACGAGTTTTCTATTTCTAAGTAGCTCGTCCTCAAGTGTTATTATCTTACTTTTTATTTCATCAAAGGATTTACCTACATCAACATTAGACTCTTTTAACACAGCATTATCTAGCTTTGATATATCTTCTACTAAACTATTTACTTTAGGTGTTAAACGCTGACTAAGCTTAATAGTCTCTTGAACCATAGCTTGTACTTGTAATGGGTAGTTTCGTTGTCCTTGTATAAATTGAAATACTTCATCAGCTGGGTCCACCTTTGGTTTAGCCTTTTCAACGATAGGTGTTTCTACTTCAGGCTTAACAGGTTCTTCTGCTTTAGGTAATTCAGGCTCATCAACCTTTGTTTTAAGCTCCACATCAAAGTCGTTTTTAGCTGGATCGATCTGTTCACTAAGGTCTTGCTTAATAGCATTCTCTTCTTCAACAGCTTCCTTTAAATCTTTTAACGCTTTCTCTGGATCAGCTTTCCCTTCAGCAGCTTTTCTGACTTGGCGTAATGCTTCGATCTTCCTTGAACCTGCAGCTATAACCCTACCTAAACCGTTAACAGTTAAGTTAACACCAGCTCCCATAGCAGCTCCAATATATAACTCCTCTAATCTTTTATCGACTGCTTCTTTAGCTTCTAAATCATCAACATCAGTTCGTATATAATCAGCTACAGCACCTTTCAAAAACCCTTCTGAGGCTACTTTAGTTACCCCGAATAGTTTTTTACCAAGCTTAGTAGATGTTAATAGTTCCTTACCGACCGCTAGTCCTTTTTGTATTTTAGGAAGTTGAGCAGGTAGTGTTACGGTTTTAGTAAATAAACCACCAACACTAAAGAAAGATGTTAACCATGATCCTATATCTGCACTAATATCTACTACTGCATTCTTAGGATCGCCCAGCCACTCCTCTTCCCACCTAGCAGCTTTACCATCACCCAGTGGAATGCCTTCATTAACTACATTATATAAGTCTTCAGCCGTCCTAACAGCTGATCTCTGTATTATTTCAGCAGCTGGTTTATGCCTTGTAAGATATGTAGCTGTAGCTTGTCTAACCCAAGGATGCCAAAAAGGTTCACTTTCGTTTCCTCTTAGTGGTTCCTCATCAACAAAATCTACAACCTCATCTTCCTCTTCATCTCCAAAACCTGCTACCCAATCTTGAGGTATCTCCTGTGGTTTAACTTCTGTTGTTACATCTCCAGCTTGATCTGCTTCTGTATCAAAACCGGCTAACCATTCTTCTTCAGTAGCCATGTTACTGCTGTGCTTTCAGTATGTTAAGT